GGCACATCGTCTGCTTTTTCTTTTGCACCAATAGGTACAAATCCACCTTCAGCTCTATAATCTTTTTCCATACCACCTAAATTCATTAATCCACCTTCAGCCATCATCATAGGCATTTGTGGTTCTGTTTGAACTGTTTCTGATTCAGATGTCATTATCTCTTCTTGTTCTGGTCCCTGTTCCCCGGACGCTTGTTGAAGAACAAGTTGTTTAAATTCTGGATAAGATAAATCACCACCTTGTGCTACGTATTTTTGATACTCTTGTCTTAAAAATTTTTCTGCTTCTGGCGGTAATTGCGGTCCTTCAGTTTCTACCATTTGTTTTGCTTCTACCATTTCACCATTAGCATAACCTATTCTACCACCGTTGGCAGCATTCTGTGGTAAATAAAATCCTTCTTGTACATAGTTTTGATTAGGTAAAAATGTCATATAAGGGTCTCTGTTTCTTGCCATTGCTAGCGCCATTCCTGGAGGAATGTAATCTTCATCAACTTCTTCTACTACTTCTTCGTAAGGTCCTACACCCATTGCTTTTTGTATAAATGGTGTTGCAACTGCTGTTGCGCCTAGACCTAGTGCTAAATTTTTACCACTAAAACCTTCAGTACCAGGTACCATAGATGATAAAAAAGAACCAAATTTGTTTCCACCAGAAAAAAATCCTGGAGCTTGTCTTTCAAATATTGTTTTACCAAATTTATCTACTCCAATTGCTTTTGGAGATAATGACTTAGCAGCAAACATGTTTCTAAGAAAACCTGCACCTGGTGCAGTTCCAAATCTACCGGCAGCACTAAAAGGACCAAGTCCTCCTGCATACATACCTAAACCAATTCCTATGGCAGCTTTACCCAGTGGACTTTTAACAATTTTCTTAACACCACGGACAGCTTTCTTAACTAAGCTTCCTAATCCGTAAAGTTGTCTGGGTTCTTGCATTCTAGATATTGCCATAATTTTACCTTAATTCCTATGTTTACTTGGTTTTTGAGAACAAATCAAGAGGTGGCATTATAACTTTTACGTCTTGTGCCATTTCTTCGTTCTTAAAACCTTTGCTTTCCCAGTCTTTTCTTTCTTTAAAAAGTTGACCAGTTTTTTTATGCCTATAAGTTGTCTCTACTTTTGCTTGTTTTATTTCCATTAGTCTGTTTTCTCCTTTAATATATTGAGATAACTAATACCAAATACTACTCCATCGGACACAGTTCCTGCTGTAGTATAAGATAATACAGTCCCACCTTCTACAATCAAAGGTAAGGACAATATCTCAACACTTGTAGCAGCTACTAATGTTTGTGTATTTACTATCTCAAATGCATTGTTTTTAATGGTTACCGTTGGTGTATTAGAACCTGATTTATTTGTAACTCTTAATGATTTAATAATATATGTTTCATTAACAGATGGTGATAACAACGTTACAGTTTCTGCAGCTGTCGTTGTTTTACCGTAAAATTTATATTGATTTACTACTGCCATTATTCCATAAAGAAACTTTTAGCTTCTATCTCCTGTTTTACTTCATCTTGAAACGTACTATTTAATTTTGTAATTACTGAGTCAAGATCCCTAACCAAAGATTGTATGTTTCTTTGACTGTATTCTGGTTCTGCTCTAGTTAATGATTCTACTATCTTTGCCATATTATTTAATTAATGCGTCGTTTGCTTTTTTTTCATCTGCAGTTACAAATATATATTGACCATCAGGACCTATCTCATATCCATCTGTAAAGTCTTCTTCTACATTTACAGGAGGATTTAATTCTCCTTTGTAAAAATCAGAAAGAGTATTGTATTTACCAATATTTTTTATATTAGGAATATTTTTAGCAACAGTAAAAGCTGTACCTAATCCAGGTGCAATAAGGTTTCCAACAAGTCCTGGTAAAAAACCTTTTGCTTTATCAAAAGCATACGCAAGACCCATTAAAGGTTGTCCTTTATCGTCTAAATTTCTATAACCACTAAAAAAACCATCACCAGAATATTTTTGATCAACTACATCTGGCATTGTATTTATTGTACTCGTAGTTGTTATATCTCCTCTAGGTGAGCCTCGTGTAACATCAACACTTTTTTCATTACCCCCAAAGCTTTTATCTGACATGCCATCGTCTTTATCGCCCCAACCATTTAAACTCATGATACCAGATGGTCCTCTATTAACACCACTTTTTAAAGATTTGTGTAAATCTTTTTTAATTAATAAATCTTTTTCTTTTTTTGTAATATAAGCTAATTCTGTTTCAGGATGGTTTGGACTTGATTTCCATTTTAAAGGAGCTTTAACTTCTTTTTGTTTACCAAGATAATTTTTAACCCCACCTTGAACATCGTAATTTATTTTTTTATCTATAGTCATTACCTTCTACCTCCTGGTGCAATATCCAATCTAAATGTACCAAGTTTCCAATCTTCATTAGTTGTAGTATTGGCAACTTTAATAGCAATAGATCGTGCTCTTAGTCGTGTGTCTTTTTTAGTTGTAGTAGAACTTACATCAAAGTTTGTTGTAGTTGCAGAACTATTTGGATAATTTCTTGTTACAAAACTAACTCTAGTATTACCTGTCTGTGAAATAAAATCTGGTATAAATCTTTGTATTCTCATAATAAACTCACCATCTCCTCTAAGATCTGGCATTCCTACAGTTTGTCCCGTTGGGTTTCTTCTTTGAGTAATGTCAAAATCACCAGACGTAATAGTACCAATCACAGCAGTTGTTACACCACCGGCATTAATTTGATCGGTCCCTGTTTCTTGTTTATAGTATATAGTAATACCATCAGTATTTCCAATACATTCGGTAGATGCATTGTCTGTTGAATCATAATAAGTTGCGTGTGGTTTATCAAATACTGCAGAATCTTGCCACGCTGTTCGGGGTAAAGTACCTGTTGTCCATATAGGACGTTTAGGACTAGAATCTAAATAGTTATAAGTAACCACTCTATTGATAGCATCCGATGCAGCTGTGCAATAAAACCAGCTTATTTCACCAAACAAATTATTTAAACCTGCATTAATAAGATCTCTAGATACAGCATTAATATCATCATAAACATGGTCTTCAACAAGACATGGCATAGATTTTAATTGACCATCATAAGTAAAAAATCCATTTTCTGACATCCAATATGCAGAACCATCAACCTCTATACATGCATTTTTACCAAACAATCCACAGTTAGTTCCTACTTGTTCAAATGAGAAAGTAAATGGTTGTCCTACAAACTTCATAAGAAATAATGCAGTATCTGTCCAAACGTAAATTGCATCTCTACCTTTAATCGCTCCCATAATCTTAGAACCATCAGCAAGTCTTTGTGTACCTGCGGTATTATTTGCTTTAACTGTATATGCATCTGTGCCATCAATATTTTCTTGGTCAGAAAATCTAATAAACATATTATCTTGAGTAGCAGTATTACCTACTGTAGTTTCGGTACCAAAAAATACTAAGTGTCTGTCTGGTGTAGACACTAATACATGACGTGATGCTGTGGGTGCATTAGCTAATAATGTAGCTCTAATTGATGTTGCGTTTGAAAGAGAAGCATCCCATTCAAAACAAGATCCGTTATAAATAAGAGCAATTAATTTTGTACCATAGTTGTCAAGAACCCACATTCCAGGATCAATTGTAAAGTCAGCATTAGAAGGGTCGCCCCATGCAACATAATCAGATATATTTAAAACACTTGCTCCACCACTATGTGTTGCTTTTGTTGTTCCATTAACACCCCTTGCTCCCCCGCTTAAAGTATTAGTTGCAGTGTCATTATTTGTAAAGCTTATATCTTCTGTTCCTATTCTAATTTCTCCTGATGATGGAAATGCTGCACTGTTTGCTAATACAATATCTGTTGTTACTAAATCTGTTATAGCTGTCGCTAAGGTTGTTGTAGCTGCTCCTAAAGCTGTTCCGCCATATAGACCTGTACCCCAACCATAACCCCCAAGTTGTTGTGATGGTCCTACGTGATAGTAACATAAAACAGATGTTGATCCTGCTGCACTCATTGGTGTGCCTGTTTCAGTAGCAGTCATTGTAATAGTAAAAGTAGTAGTTGTAGGTATGGCTGTTACCATAAATTTTTTATCTTCAAAATCAGTAGCATCAAAACTTGATGATGCAGGAATACTGGTTACACTATCTAGCATTACAATATCTTGTTCAGCTAATCCATGTACACCACTGCAATTAATTGTAATAACATTTTGATTTAATGTAGTTGTAAAAGTAGCACCTGTTAATGTTGTTCTAATAGGGTGTATGTCATAATATACTCCGCCAGAGTATACATATAAAATTCTGTTAGTTCCTATAGCTGCGTATTTAATACCAGCATTATCATCCCAATGATGAATAGCTCTAGCCGCACCAGTTAATTTATCATCACCTAACTGTGTCCAACCACCTATTTTTTCTGGAGTGCCATATCTAAATCTGACATTGTCACCATCAAACCATTGTCCCTCGGCCCCGGTCTCTGTGACTTGTTTATTAAACCCAGGTGCAAATCCTAATTTTTGTAACATATAACCTCATTATAATACTATTTTACAAATGATGGTAGGCCTAGCATAGGTCTGCCATCAAATTTGTTTTTGTCTGCAAATGGGCCATTTACATGATTATAATGTAGAAATACCTGACCGCAAATGTTCCCGTCAAAAGGCTCTCGCCAATGTTCAAGTTCACAGCCACTATATACTAGCATATCCCCTACTTCAAGCAAGACTTTCGTGCCTGCTGGAGCGTTGGGTTTATGAATATTTTTGTATTCATCTATTACATTATTAGATCCTGTGCCATCTATAAATATAGGCCAAGGATCTCCTCCTAAATTAAGTGTACAAGATATCTCACAACTAGGTCTATCTTTATGTCTTTTTAATA